ATCTGGCCGCCGTCTCGATTGTACGGTCACGCAGCCTATAGGCCGGGTCCTGCGCCGACCAGCCGTCGTAGTTGTATCTTGCGCGCGCCGAATCGAGATCGTCTTCCTGATTGTTGATCCGAAGAGGCGGGGGCATCCACAGCTTCCCCGCGGGCCGCACCCACTCACGCCCTTTCGGCGCGGGTGTCTCGGCCTCGCGGAAGATGGGACCCGGCACGCTACTCCCCCTTCCCCTTCGCGGGCTTGTTGGGGTCGATCTCCGTGGCGCTGCCCAACCAGTCCACGGCCGAGTCCAGGCCGTCCATGAGCGTCGAGGGAATCCCCTGCTGGAAGCTCTGATTGAGCGCGTTCACCAAGGCCGCGTGGTGGCTGTTGTCCATTCGCACGAAGCACCCACCAGCCTTCACGCGCCAGGACTCGCCCGAACCCGTCTTCTCCACCGTGAAGGCTGTGGACAGCGCTTTCTTGGCCTGCCGAAGATCGCGGACGAAGTTCTTGTCGCCAGAAAAGCGGAACAGTGCTACGCCCTCAGGGAAGAGCCCGAAGCGGAGCGCGGAGACGGCGCGCACGGAATCCGGGAGGTCGTCGGGCGAAGCCTCACGGTCGTAGGCGGCGATGCGGAGTTCCTTCATGTGCCTCCCAAGGTAGGAATCAGCCTACAGTTACGCTAGTCACCGCCAGCAGGCGGAGCAGCATCAGTCGGCCCTGCTCACCCGTGCAGGAAGTGGAACCGCACCGCGATGACGACAGCCGTCACCACGCACAGCAGGATCTTCAGGCACATCTTCAGGTACTTCGGTGCAGGCGGCACCTCGATGGACTGGATCGCAATCCAGAACAGACAGAACACCGCGATCGCTGCAATCAGCGTCCAGAACAGAGCCCATGACATACTACCTCCAAGGTTGGGCTGCTGAGTGTGTCGCCGCGCCGAGAACCGCCCTAATGGGGACCGTGTCGGGAACAGCGGCAATGTTGGGGCCGGGGCATCCCGGCCACGGTTGGATCTGCAGCGCCTTCTCGACGCGACACATACGGATGCTGAGTTCCTGCACCGTGCGCGTCTGATTCTTCATGGCGCCGCCGAGCAGGTACGCCGCGACGGTGATGGGGACAATCGCCGCGATCATGGTGAGGAACCACCCGGGAATGCTTAGCGTCCTCTGGGCATTTATCTGGGGCATCAGGCTCGCCTCCCGCTCCCGCGCCGGCCCAGGAGTTCTCGCATCAAGATCGCGTGCTCCTCCCGCCGGCCGACCACTTCCTCGTGAATGCCGTTGACCTTCGGGATGATCTCCGTCGCCTGATTCTCCCGGACGACGGCGACCAGCGCCGTCTCCTCCTTGAGCGCCGTGCCGACACCCTCGATGGCCGAGAGGACGTTCTGCCAGCGCGTCCGCTCGAGCTCTGCCCGGACCTCCAGCTCGCGCACGGTCGGCCCGTGGCCGTTCTTCGCCCCGCGCGCCGTCGTCAGGACCTTGACGACGCCCCACCAGCTTCCGACGAACGTCGCGGCGATCGGCGGGAGCGAGTAGGCGACCTCGACGAAGCTCTGCGGGAGGACGCTCACAGCCCCAGCGCCGCTTTCTGCTCCCGTCCCCAGGCGCGGCACTCCTCGGCCCAGGCGTTGTACGCCGCGGCCTCCGGCGAGGGGGCGGTGCGCAGCAACTTGATCTCGTCCTCGATCCGGTAGCGGCTCGCGATCCGCTCGCGGACGCGGGCGCGGATCAGTTGCACATGTGGGCTCGCCGCCTTGATCGCCGCGACCTGGTCCGCGCTCAGGGTAACCGCCTCGACGCTGCCGGCAATCTCCGCTGGCTGGTCCTGTGGCAGGGCCGCGCCGTCGGGGAGGCTCACGTAGGTATAGCCGTCGTCCAGTGTCGCCAGTTCGGTGCCGAGGGGTTCATGGGACGGCCCGCTCGGCAACCGCAGGCTGCGCGTGACGAGGGCGTCGGCGTACCGGCGATACCGGAGAATCTGCATGGGAGTAACTCCTGGGAGAGCCGCAGCAGGTGCCGCAGCGAGTGGGTGCGACGGGCATGGCCGAGGATCGAGGTGACTGCATCGGCCCGATCATGCCGGAGGGCGCGGCGATACGCCGCGCGGCGAATCTCTTGCGCCAGGCCGTACTTCTCGTGCCGCGGGAAGTGGTTGAGGTACACGTTCAAGAGCTTCGCGAACTCCACGAACTTCCGGTCCAGCCGCGCTTCCGAGTGCAGGCCCATCGCTATCGCTCGGGCCGTCAGAGGTACAAGGCCGCGCGGAACCCCACGCTGGCGTAGGAGTCGCCACGCACATAGGTCAGACTCAGCGCCCAGACCCCGGCACCCGCGTTAAGGCTCCAGTAGCCGCCGGCCATCGGACACAGGCTGGCCGGCCTATAATCCGAGAGGCCGTCATTGCCAAAGAGGTTGGCGCCACCCACGCCCCCCACGAGCGGAATGCCTGCCCCCGCCGCCTGCCAGGCGAGCCCGCTGGTCGCCTCGCTCAGGACCTGCGCCGCCGCGCCGAACAGCTTCTGGCTGCTCGATGCTGTCAGCGCGCCGTAGGTCGCGCCGAGTTCCTGGTAGCCGGCGGCAAGGATTTGCGCCTCAGTGCCCCAGAGGTCGAGCCCGCCCCCGGCGCCCGCCGTCATGGCCTTCATCTGGGCGGCGATCCCGAGGACGTAGAAGTTCGCCACGTCGCTCGCCACGGTCAGCCCGGGCGAGACCTCCCACAGGTCGCCGTTGAGGTCACAGACGCCGCAGTTCTGGCCGTTGTGGGTGGTGCGGCTGAAGAGATTGGCGCTGCCCGTCTTGGCGGCATTGGAATAGCCGTCCGTGACGTACAGGATCGCCGCGTCGTTCTGGTCGCCCAGCGCATTATTGTTGCAGCCCTTCGGGAAGTTCATGACGCCTGCCACGTCGTACCAAGCACACCACGCGGTCGAGGTCGCGGCCTGCCCGTGCGCGAGCGCCAGCAGGGCGAGCGCCGCCCGCTGGAACTGCGAGGCCACGAAGAAGGTCGCGCCGCGCGTCTTGGCCGCCGCGATCGTCCCGTAGTAGAAGTTGGCCGGCGCGCCGGTGAGGCCGCTGATGGGATTGTGCACGCCATTGGTGGACAGCGGGTTGCCGTTCTTCAGGCTCGACGCCGTGCCCGCGTTGTTGGAGGGCAGGTACTTGTCGATGAAGAAGCCCGCCTGCACGAGCCCGTTGTCGTAGAAGGCGCGGTGCAGCGCGTAGCCGAGCGCGTTGGCGACGGCGACGGTCGTGAAATAGCTGAACGGCTTGATGTCCACCTGGTTGATGGCCAGGCCGTTCACGCCAGTCCCATATTTGTAGTAGAACGCCGGTATCCACACCATCACCGACCCGTCGGCATAGATGTAGTTACCGTAGTTGTCCGAGGCCGGGTCGTCGGTCCCGGCCATTTTCGCCATGCCCGCCGGCGGGGTCGCGCAGACGCCGACCCCAAATCCCTGAGTGCCGGGGAGCCCGATGTCGCCGTACCCGGCCCCGGAAAGGATGCCGGTGGGGAAGGAGACGGGCTGGCCGTCCTTCCCCTGGATTTCGCGTAGGACGAGCGTGCTCATTAGACGACGCTCCAGGTGTAGGTGTCGGGGATGACGACGGTCACGCCGTCGGCGATAGTCACGGGGCCGACGGAGAGGGCGTTGTGGCCGGACGGGATGGTGAAGGGGGCGGCGATCACGGCCAGCGTGTAGAGGGCCGGCACGCCGGAGACGGGCACGAACGCGCCCCAGGATCGCGCGCCGGCCACGCTACTCACGAGCGCCTCGCCATCGACCGCCGGGTTGCCGAGCGCAGGTTCGCCGCCCAGGCCAGCCAGTGTGACCGCCGCCGCTGCGCCCGCCGGGTCGGCGCCAACATCGCTGTAATCCGGCGTGCTCCAGCTGACGGTGCCGGCGCCGTCGTTGTGCAGCCAGCCCGCGGCGTTCGCCACGAGATCGGTGATGGCGATGTTCGCCACCGTGACCGTCGCTCCCGTGGTCGCCTGCTTCAAATAGCCCGCGCCCGTGGCGGAGAGATCCGCCCCCGTACCGCCT